CATATTAACTCGCCTTCGTCATTGTATTTCCAGTGTTGGAATGGAGGAAAATTGATTTTATCGTGCCCGTCGGCTGTACTTTTAACAGTTTTTTTACGACCCGGAGCAAGCGGAATATGATCAAATGTCATAATACGGAATACTAGATCTGTTTTTTTAATAGTAGTATAGTCTGGAGTGCATTCTGCTAACTTGATTTTCTTATCTCCGCTTATTCTAGCTGCATTAAACGCTAGAATTCCTAACCGTTTTGCTTGATTTCTTTTGGCGTCTGCGACAGTTCTAATATTAATTTTGTCTAAACTAGTAAGAATAATGTCGTGCTGACTATATTCTGGTTTGGTAAAAACTGAAAAACTATTTTTGCTCTTATGAATTTCTGCTAATAAATCCTTATTATTTAAATAACGGACTTTTCGTCCTGTTGGCGATATTGTTATAGACATCTATTGATTGTCTCCTTTTGAATAGTGTAGCACTTTTACAACACTGGTGTCAACCATTTTAAGCGTGATTTATTTATGGGTAAATAATGGTATAGGGGAAAAATACAATGCCATGGAGAACGCTACCGAGCGGTGAATTATTAGAAGTCACCCAAGAAGAATTTGATGCTTGGAACAAAGCAGCCGGTCTTCCTACCACTGCAGAAATGAAAACAGGCACCGCTTATACTAAGTCGGTTGCATCTACTTCACAAGAATCAGTTAAAGAGCAACGAGATATTACTCGAAAAGCCAATGATACTTATGTAAAGTCTGTCGATCTTCAAACTCAGGCTGACGGGAAAGTATTTCAAAATGAAACAACTACAAATTTCCTACAAAGGCAAAATGCTAGAGAAGATATATCTCCAGAACAACGTGCTAGGAACGAAGCTCGTATTGCAGAGTTAGCCGCTCAAAAAGAGCAATTAATTGCAGATGCTGAAAATGCCAAAACACAAGTAGAAGCTACTAAAGATGGGTATAATGCTGCATTGTCAGAACAACAACGGGCAGAAAACACATTTGAAGCAGATAAAAACACCTACGAAGAAGTTAGTAGACTAGAAGAAAAAGAAGCTCGCGACAACGAAATTATCGAAGATGCTAATGAGCCTACTGCAACAATTAAAATATCAGACCCTGAATTAATTAATGATTCAAAAAGCGATGCTGAAACAGAAGAAAAATACAACAACCCTACTAATGTTCCAGACAGCGGAGACGAGGCTCTTCAAGCAGCAGACGATGCTGAATATGCAAGGGTGGCTGAGATGGAAGGAAAAGCATTTCTTGACCCTGCAAATGAACAAGATACTAGACAAAGTAGAAGCGGAGTTCCTTTGGGCGCAGAAAGAGGAAAACTGATAACCAGAGCAACAGCTGATTGGGAAGAATCAAAAGATCTTAGAGTTATGATTCGTGTTCCCTCTGCATATTTGATAGGCCCTGCTGCGGGGCCTTCAGGCATTCTCAAAGACTTAGGAGGCATATTATTTCCTTATACTCCTACTATCAGTTATGATAACCAAGCAGTGTATGGTTCAGTTAGTCCAATGCATAGCAATTATACACAATATTATTTTAAAAGCAGTCAAGTAGGACAAATTAGCATTTCTGGCAAATTTACCGTACAGAATGAAGAAGAAGGTAAAATTTGGTTAGGGGTAATTCATTTGCTTAGATCATTAACAAAGATGCGATGGGGCGGCAATGATCCTAATGCAGGAAGTCCTCCACCAGTCTGTAGATTAGAAGGCTACGGTGATTACATGTTAAGAAATGTTCCTGTAGCAATTGCATCTTTTAAATTTGACCTATCAGATTCTGTTGATTATATTGCAATTAAAGGTGAATACAAGAACACATTAGTTCCTATAGTTTCAACTATTAACATTTCTTTAAATGTAATGTACAGTAGAAAAGAACTTCAAGATTATTCTGTTGATGGCTGGCTTGGCGGAAAATTAAGAGGAAAAGGATATCTATGATGTACGAAAAAACAAGCCCTTACTATAATACAAGTATTAACGGCTCTTATCTTGATCTCCTAGTGTTAAGAGATCTTCCAAATCAAACTGATGATATTTTGTTTACAGTAACACAACAGTATTCTAATAGGCCTGATCTACTTGCTTATGATTTATACAATGATGTAAATTTATGGTGGGTATTTGCTGTTAGAAATAAAGACATTATTAAAGATCCAGTGTTTGATATGATCCCAGGCCAGCGAATTTATTTGCCTAAATTATCAACTATAAATGCAATTTTAGGAATTTAAAATGATTGATGCAGGAACAGCCGAAGTATCTTCTCAAGAAGCAAAAAAAGAATCTCTATCAGATTCATTTCGCAGTCCGTCGTCTTTAAAGGTGCCGGGAGAAAAAGAAAATGTATTAAACAATTATAGGAATGTTACTTATAATATTACTCTTGCAGCATTAACTCCTGAAAATTTAAAAAAACCTAACTCTTACAGAGAAAAAAAATTAAAATACGTAATTGCAGCGTCTAAAGGCAAAGGGTCTGGTGCAATTTCTGCTGATATTACTTCAAAAAAAATTGATATATTTGAAGATAGAAATATTGAAGAAGAAGGTCGATTTATAGGTTCAGAAAAAATATTAGTAGGAGTTAAAGAAGACTACGGCGCTAAAGAGATTGTGGAAGAATTTAATAAAATTAGTCCAGGACGTTTTGATATTTTTATTGATGGTCTTGAAGTTGAAACTTTGTTGTCTCCTAATAAACAAACAGGTCCTGCAATTGCAACAAAGATTAAATTTGAAATTTATGAACCTATGAGTGCAAATGGGTTTATCGAAGCGTTACATGTTTCGGCTCTTGCAGCCGGTTGGACAGGATATTTAAATGCCTGTTACGTTATCCGTTTAGATTTTTTAGGGTATCCTGACGACATTAGCGGACCAGTTTCTGAAACTAAACTAATTAATGCAACTCGATTTTTTCCTTTAAAACTAACCGGGACAGAAATGGAAATAACAGAAACAGGTACAAAATATCGAGTTTCTGCTGTTCCGTATAACGAAGCCGGATTCGCTACTCCTAATCAGATTTTTTCAGACATCTCATTTAGTGGAGATACTGTAAAACAAGTTATAGACAGTCTGTTTGAAGGAATTAATAGAAGCACTAAAGAACGTGCTGCTAAAGAAAAATCTGCAGAAGGTGCAAAAATATTTGACACGTATGAAGTGTACTTTCCAGCTCTTCCTAAGTCGGGCGAAAGTTTGAAAGTTGAAACAGTTGATACACCAATTTCTCAAGCAAAAATTAACGAAAAATTAAGATCAAATGTTGTTTATAAATTTCCTCCTATAGAAGAAGTTGTTGAAACTAAACAAGCTGGCACTGACGACGGGTCGTATGACAGAGCAGAAGCGGCAAGATTAAGTCGACAAGGGTCAACTAATAATCCCGCTCCCCAACCAACAAAAAAAGAAGATGCTCAACAACGGTATTATCCAGATAAAAATCAAATTCAGTTTGCAAAAGATTCTAACATTCATGAAATTATAGAAGCAGTAATTCGTGACAGTTTATATTTTGAACAACATGTTTTAAAAAATATCGAAGAAGCTAAAAAAGGCGACGGAATGATTGATTATTTTCAAATAATGATCAACACAATACCTGGTCCTATGGACACTACATTTAATGTACAGACATTTACATATCAATATATAATTTGTCCGTATAAAGTCCATTATTCTAAACTACCTGGACAACAAAATACTAATTTTAATGCAGACAGCATGAAAAATTATATTAAAAGAATCTACAATTATCTTTATACAGGTCAAAATATTGACGTATTAAATTTTAGACTTAACTTTAACAATTTATTTTTTCAGGCAGCTAATCCTAAATTGTCAAATAATGATGCATCTGACACTGCACAAGCCGCAGGAGCATCTAATGATCAAGTAGTCAGGCATCAGACTAATGCTGCTAGAGAAGCTCCTAAAGATCAAAACGATAGGCCTCCAACTATGCCGTCGTCATCAGCAGGATCTACTAATGGCCGAGGCCAGCCCATTCAACAAAATCCCTATTATCAAATTGCTTATACAGCTCACAAAGCAATTTTAGAAAGTGTAAACATGCTCACTGGCGAAATAGAAATTTTAGGGGATCCGTTCTATCTATCAACTGGTGGCATGGGTAATTTTTTACCAGAATTAAAAGACTATGCTATAACTGAAACCGGTGAAGCAAATTTTAACAACGGACCAGTTGTAATTCGTATTAATTTTAGAAATCCTGTCGACATTGATGAGACTACTGGACTTGCAATTTTTAGTAAAACTGCTGTGCCTTTTAGCGGAGCCTATCAAGTGTTAAAATGTAATAGTACATTTAGAGACGGTGCTTTCAAACAAAAATTAGATCTTATGAGGTATAACGGTCAAATAAATGATAATTCTAAATTAGATCCAAAAGCAAAAGATACACAATATACTCAAGATCCTAAAGCTGGAGAACAACAAATTGTAGATAAAGCACCAGCTGATGTTGCACGAGCTGGAGTACAGCCTAACGAAGTTGCATTAGTAAAATGGCTCGATAAAGGGCTTCCGTCTGTAGGGTTACCGGGACAGTTTGCTAATTTATTAGAAGGAGGTAACATAAATCTTAAAACAGTTACTGGTGCATTAGGTCCCGGTTTGAATTTATTAAATCAAACAAGCAACATTGCTTCTGGGTTACAAATTGGCGATGCACTAACCGGGATAAATCCGTTGACTAAGGGAATCCCTGTTAATGCAGGAGCGTTATCATCTTTATTAGGAAGTCCGCTATCTGGAGCAGCCGCACTGACACAGATAGGAAATCAATTAACATCATTGGTTCCGGGAAATGTAAATAATTTAGTTAAAACAATGGATGCACAAAATGTATCTAGTATATTAACTGATGTAGGAAATGCAACATCAAAAATTGTAGGCGATGCAGTATCGTCTGCAGGAGCATTTGCAAAAAGTGCAGTAGCAGCAGTATCGAATTCTATTGATACAGTTAAATCAATAGACTCTGCAGGATTAATGAACAACATACAAGGAAAAATTTCAAATATTACATCAGCCGGCGCTGATAGATTAACGCCTTTACAGAGATCTGCAATTATTCAAGATGCTATTGATAAAGGAATCTCGCCCGACCAAGCTCTGAGAAATTCTGCAATTTTTGGAGTTAACTTGAAAAATTTTGAGGAAGGACCTAGCGCCCTTGCATCTAAATTGGGAATTGATACAGCACAATTATCTGGACTTACAGGAAAACTTGACAGCAAAGTTATTGATCAATTGCAAGAAGTTGCTAAAGAATTACCAACCAATGTAAATCTCGATATGGTCAAACGACAGGGAATTATTTTTGCAAATATTGGTAAAGATGCTTTAAAAAATATTCCTGCAATCCCTCCGATAACAAAAGCACCTATTCCTGATTTACCTTTTTCAGTAAAATCTGACTCTTTGCCTTCTGAAGAAAGGGCTCGAGTAATAGAAGACGCTCTTGAAAAAGGAATACCAGTTGACCAGGCTCTAAGAAACGCTGCAATTTTTGGAAAGTTGTCAATTCCGGGAACAATTAAAGCACCTTTAGAATCTGTCGGTGCTTTTGGAAAAACAGTTGCAGACTCTGCGGCAAGCAAAATAATGTCTATTCAAAATAATATTTCTAAAACTGTGGGATTCGGTAGCAATCTTCCTGCAGGATTAACAGGCGCAGCTGGCATTGCAGGATCTTTTGAAAGTCAAATTTCTTCAGCTCAAAAGATGTTAGGGAATCCAGATTCAGGAGTTACACAACTTAAAAATTTAGGAAAAAGTGTAACATCTAAATTTGGCAGTATTTCCGCATCTGTTGCCAGTCCTTTAGAAAAGTATATGAACAATGCTGTAAATAGTCTGAATGATCCTAATGCACCAACATATACAGGTACTGATCCTATAATACGAAGAAGGTTAGGCTTACCGCCTATTGAAGAAGAACTATGACTATTCAAAGTAGATCCAGCAGACAATCACAATCATTTTTATTACCGCACGCCGGTCCTTGGTTAGGAATTGTTAGAAATTATTTAGATCCTACTTATATGGGAGGATTAGAAGTATCTTTAATAAAATCTTCTCAAGGAGAATTTAATTTACAAAATGAGACTTTCATAGTTCGATACATGAGTCCTTTTTATGGAGTTACAGATATCCGTAATGAAGGAACTAATTCTGCAGATTTTAACGATGTACAAAAAAGTTACGGCATGTGGTTTGTTCCTCCTGATATAGGCACCACAGTTATGTGTATGTTTGTTAATGCAGAATCTAACTCCGGGTATTGGATAGGGTGTATTCCATCGACATTTCAAAATCATATGGTACCTGGGATTGGAGCAAGCCAAACTGTTGCAATGACTGCTGAACAACAAATAAAATATGGAACCCGTAATGTTCCTGTCGGTGAATTTTTAAAGAAAGGTAGAGATCTTTCTAACCCTACCCCTGACAAGTATACAAAACCTATACATCCTTTTGCAGATAGATTGTTGGCACAAGGACTATTAACTGACACTGTTAGGGGAGTAACATCTAGTTCAGCAAGGCGAGAAATACCTAGTATGGTATTTGGTATATCTACTCCCGGCCCTTTAGATCCTAACGGAAAAAAAGGATATGTTGGCTACGACAGTGTACGAACTAAACCAGTGTCTAGGCTAGGCGGAACGCAATTTGTTATGGACGATGGTGATAAGAACGGTGAAAACGAATTAGTAAGGATAAGAACAAGAACAGGGCATCAAATTTTGTTGCATAATAGTCATGATTTAATTTATATCGCTAATAGTAAAGGAACTGCTTGGATTGAGATGACTAGTAATGGCAAGTTAGATATCTATGCACAAGACTCTGTTAGTATTCATACAGAACAAGATTTTAACTTTAGAGCAGATAGAGATATTAATTTAGAAGCTGGTCGTAATATTAATCTTCGTTCAGTTAACAACATGGAAACTAATGTTGGAGGCTTTCATTTTTTAACTGTTGACGGTGAGTCTAGAATTTCAGTTTCTAAAACAAAAAACGAAATTATTGGAGGAACTTCTAAATTAACAATTAATGAAGGTCACGAAGTATTAACTGGTAGTTATCTTATTATGTCTTCAAATGGATCTATGGATCTTGCCTCTGAAGGTAATATGCGACAAAGTACTGGAAAAGATTTTCATGTAGGAGCTGCTGGAAATTATTACGAATCGGCTACGCAAATACATATGAACGGACCAGCAGCAGAATCAGCAGCTACTGCTAGCGTAGCAGAACCTGCGCCCGACCGTCCTTTATATTCATTACCTAATAGGAAAAAAACTCAAGGTTGGGAAAACGGAAAATTTTATAAAGCTGACCCGATATCAAGTATCATGCAACGTGTTCCTACACACGAACCGTGGGACCAGCATGAAAATATTAACCCACAACAATTTACTCCCGCATCGACTGACAATGAGGCACAGGCACGACCAGCGGCGGGTATACCAAGCAGTCCTCGGCCAGTTGAGCCAATTCCTGCCCCACCTAACACTAGGCCTAGTCCGCCCAAGGTTACTCCGCCCGCTAATCCGCCACAATCGGTTCCCGGAACATGCGATCCTCAATATGCTAAAGATTTAAAAAATCCAGCAAGCCAACAAGGAATCGCTGCTATCAAAGCGGCCTGTGCCAAATTAGGCCATAACCATCCAAATCAGGTTGCTGCACTTCTAGGAATTGCAGGAGGTGAAACAAGATGGAAAACAGTTGAAGAAAACTTTAACTATACTGCTGATAGATTACTAGAAGTATTTCCTGGAGTGTTTAAAGGAGACAGGGCATTGGCTCAACAATGGGCAGGCAATCCTGGAGGAAAATTTCCTGAATTTATTTACGGCTATCAAACAGCCAAAGGTAAAGGACTGGGTAATACAGAACCAGGGGATGGAGAGAAATTTATTGGTCGAGGTTATATCCAAATAACTGGACGAGGAAATTATCAGGTATACAAAGATCTAACAGGACACGATTTAATTAATAATCCTAAGTTGTTAAATGACCCTACTATAGCAGCTGAAGTAAGTGTTAGATATATGCAACGTAGATGCAAAGTTCCTCCTACTGATCCTGGATACTTTGAAGCAGCAATGAGGGCAGTGGGCGCAAATAATGTAGCAAACATAAAGGCCAAAAAGCGAGGATTTTACGAATGTTTCTTAATACAACTTAAGGGAGCACCGGTTACAAGTAGTGACGGAACTGTCTGGACTGACAGTAGTGGTAACCCCATTAGATCGTCACCTCAGTGACTGAATAAATAGTTGTATGGCTTATAAAAACACAGTTATCACTCCTCCTAATGTAAACAATGTTACTACTAATCAACGTAGTCAATTTTATAGAGGATTTAGTACAGTAGACGAAAATTCTACTAATATAAAACTTTATGATTTTGAATTAATTAAACAAGATATATTAAATCAATTTAACGTAAGGAAGGGAGAACGAGTAATGAATCCCGCATTTGGTTCTATAATATGGGACCTTATATACGAGCCATTAACTCCTAACGTTAAACAACAAATTTCGTCAGACATTGACAGGATATTAAATTCTGATCCTAGAGTAATTCCTACTCTAGTAAACATTGTCGAACAAGACTACGGTTTTCTTATTGAAATCACATTGACCTATCAAGGTACTGACGTCAGTGACAGTATGATTTTATCTTTTGATAAAAGAGTAGGGTTGGCAAGCTAATTAACTACTCGGTTAATTTAGCAATAAATATTGTAAATTAAGGTAATGTATCTATGATCCCGTCAACCAACTCGAAATTGCTTGTAGCAGAAGATTGGAAAAAGGTATATCAGTCATTTAAAAATTCTGATTTTAAATCTTACGACTTCGAAACACTTCGAAGAACTATGATTTCTTACCTCCGAGAAAAATACCCCGAAGACTTTAATGATTATCTAGAATCAAGTGAGTACATTGCTCTTATAGATTTAATTGCCTTCTTAGGTCAGAATTTAAGTTTCCGTGTTGATTTAAATGCACGTGAAAACTTTTTAGAAACTGCACAACGTCGTGACAGCATTCTGCGTCTTGCACAGTTGATTAATTACAATGCAAAACGAAATCAACCTGCTAACGGCTTTTTAAAATTAACAGCACTATCAACTACGGACAATGTATTTGATGCTAACGGAAGCAATCTTGCCAACACAGTAGTTGCTTGGAACGACACTAGTAATAGTAATTGGTATCAACAATTTATTACCATATTAAACAGTGCGATGCCCGGAAGTCTAACATTTGGAAGGCCGTACGATAAAAAAGTTATTGGCGGCATTGATACAGAACAATACAAAATTGACACCGCTAATACAGATGTTCCTATTTTTAGTTTCAGTAAAACCATTGGCGGAATTTCAATGCCTTTTGAAATTACCGGATGCGAATTTACAAAAAATACTGTTATTTACGAATCTGTACCACGTCCGGCAGATCAGTTTAGTTTTATTTTTAGGAATGACAACAAAGGAAGTGGAAGTGCAAATACTGGATTCTTTGTGCATTTCCGCCAAGGCACATTAAATTTAACTACTTTCAATATTGATGCACCTGTTCCAAATGAGATTGTTGGAATAAATGCCACTGATATTAATGACTCTGACGTATGGCTATGGCAGCTTGATGTTAGCGGAAATTATTCTAGTAATTGGAAAAAAATTCCAGCTCTTACAGGTAACAACGTAATTTATAACAGCTTATCTAACCAAGAACGAAATATTTTTGCAATTACTACAAGAGAAAACGATCAAATTGATTTAAATTTTGCAGACGGCCTGTTTGGTAATTTACCTAAAGGTCAATTCGTATTATTCTATAGACAGAGTAACGGTTTAAAATATTCTATCAAGCCCGAGCAGATTAACGGTGTACAAATTAATTTACCGTATTTCAATAAAATTGGTCAAAAACATCAACTGACATTGACTTTCAGTTTACAATACACTGTCAATAATAGTGAATCTGCAGAAAGCGATGACAATATAAGACTGAAAGCACCACAATCCTATTACACTCAAAATAGGATGATCACTGCTGAAGATTACAATATTGCTCCACTAACTGCTGGTGCTGACATTGTTAAAATTAAAAGCATTAACAGAGTTTCTAGTGGTATTTCTAAATATTATGAACTTAGTGATGTTAGCGGAAAATATTCAAGTACTAATATTTTTGGAAACGATGGCGCTCTTTATCAAGAAGATAAAATTTTAAACTTTCAATTCTCTTATTCAAATAAAAATGAAATTTTTGCAACTGTAATTAATAAACTTCTTCCTATTACAGAATCAAAAAGTATGAATAATTTTTATTTAAATTACTGGCCGCGTCCTGCTTTAACTGATCCGCCAGTTGTGTGGAATCAATCAACAAAGAGTACAAATCAAACCACAGGGTATTTTGTAGATAAAGTTACAGGTTTCCCTTTATCTACAGGAATATTTTCAGCAGGTAATCTAGGATATTTAGAACCAAACTCGTTAATTAAATTTGTACCACCAACGGGTAATTATTTTTTACCTAATGGAAATTTAACAACTACAGCAGATTCAAAGACAAAAAATTTCAAATGGGTTAAAGCGGTATTAGTCATAGGTGACGGATCTTATGGCGGCCAGGGCAATTTGCCTGATGGTTCAGGACCAATCATAGTTACTCAAAATGTTCCTACTGGTGCAATTGCAACAGAAATAATTCCGCCGTTTGATAATGTTTTTAGCTACACATTACAAACGGATATTGTTAACCTTTGTCTAGCCAAGAGAAATTTTGGATTAAGTTTTGCAGAAAATACAAGAAGTTGGTATATCATTAATGACACTGACATTGATGTAACAGGCCCCTTCACATTGACTTATCAAAAGGATTCGTCAAATACAAATAAAGATTCTAGTTGGCTATTTGCATTTACATGGAACGGTATAGGATATGATGTAAAGTATAGGATTACAGATTATATTTTTGAAAGCGAGCAAGATACTTCTTTCTATTTTGATAGTACAAATAAAAATTATGACTTCGTAAAGAATACTCTAGTGAAGGACCAAATTACAGTACTTGGAACAAATGAAGCACCTGTTAACTACGGAAATTCAATAATAGAACTGACCAGTACCGGAACCAACGGATCAGTTAGAGGGCTAACAGTGATTAATAGAGGAAAGGGATACGTCTCAACACCTATTATTAATGTAACTGTTGGAAGCAACGGTAGCTTTTATCCTATAATAAAGAACGGAGAAATTGACAGTATTATAATTGTAAATTCTGGAACAGGATATAATACACTAACTTCTGTTGTTTCGGTATCAACCTCTGAAGCACAGTTTTCTTCCTTACCACTTGGAATAGATTACGGCTGGCAGATTGATAGTAACATTGTTGAGTCAGATGGGTATATCGAGCCTAGAAAAATTAAAGTTTCGTTCCTTGATGAGTACGAAGACAGTCAGATTGAAAATCCCGATTCATTTTTAAATATTGTAGCACCGTTCTCCTTTAGTGCTCAAACTGGATTTAAAGATAAATTTGTTTATTTTAAAAAATCAAATAATGACTTAACATATTATCTAACTGATGAAACTATAACAGCATTTCCGACCGAAGCCGATGCAATTCAAAATAACCCTGTAGAAGGTAATTTGTATTATTTCTACGATAAGTCTATTGAAGTTGTAAAAAGATATTCTACTTCTACCGAATCATTTTTTACATTTGAACCAAATTATATTGCAAGAACAGGAAGAAAAAATTTAAAATTTCATTACAAACATAACAGCGGTGATGATAGAAGATTAGATCCTAGTAAAACAAATATTATTGATATCTACATATTAACGCAAAGCTATGATAGAAATTATAGAAATTGGTTAATTTCTCAAAACGGATTAGAACCTCTAGCCCCAACAAGTTCAGAATTAGAAGAAAATTATAGCACAGTACTGGAGCCAATTAAATCAATTAGCGATCAATTGATTTATCAGCCAGTAAAATACAAAGTACTGTTTGGCGATAAGGCCAGTAGAAATTTAAAAGCTACATTTAAGGCAGTTAGAAATGCTTCTAGATCAACTACTGAAAATGAATTAAAATCTAAAATTTTATCCGGAATCGAACAATTTTTTGCTTTAGAAAATTGGGAATTTGGTAAAACATTTTATTTTAGTGAACTTTCGACCTACATTATGAATTTACTTACACCTGATATTACTAACTTTATCATTGTTCCTAAATCAGATGTACCATTTGGAAGCCTATATGAAATTGCATGTCAAAATAACGAAATTTTCATTAATGGTGCAACAGTTAATGATATTGAAATAATAGATGCAATTACTTCTAGTCAAATTAAAACCACAGCAACTATTATCAATAGCACATTAGGAGTATATTAATGTCTGATGAATTAAATCAGGTGATGAATAAAAATGAGCCAGGAACAAGAAAGAGTGTAGATCTTCTTCCAGTTTTATTTAGAACAAATAAGAATAGTAAATTTTTAGCAGGCACTATTGATCAGTTAATACAGCCTCCCCAGTTAAAAAGACTCGACGGATGGGTCGGTAGTAAAGTTACTCCAACGTTTAATCCTAATAAAGATTTTTATATTGAATCCAATTTAAAAATAAGACAAGATTATCAACTTGAACCTGCATTGGTTATTACCAATGATATATTAAAAATTATCAAAGCCACATCATATGATGATTTAATTAATCAATTAAATTTTGAAGGTGCAAACATTTCAAAATTAGATAGATTGTTATCTCCAGAATTTTATTCTTATGATCCGCATATTGATTGGGACAAGTTTGTAAACTTTGAAAAATATTACTGGATGCCATCTGGCCCTAATTCAGTCTCTATTGCTAATCAGCAAAGAGAAATAGTCAGCACATATAATGTAACAGATACAGCTGACGGATTTAATTTTGTGTTTACTCCTGATGGATTAACTCCTGCACCCCAGATTACTCTTTATAGAGGAGTTACTTATAAATTTAACGTTAAAAGTAATAGCACTTTCTGGTTTAAAACTTCGAGAATTTCTGGAAAAGAAGCTCCTTATCGAGCGACAGAAAATAATGGAATCTCAGAAGGTACTATTACATTAAAGATTGATCATACTACTCCTAAGACTCTTTATTATGTTTCTGAAGACAATATTTTAAAAGGAGGAGAGTTTGTAATCAAGAACGTCGAAGAGAACAGTGTTATTGACGTTGAAAAAGAAATTTTAGGAAAAAGTAACTATACTTCTTATTCAGGAATTGTTCTTACTAATGGCTTAAAAATTAATTTTGTCGGTGATGTGTCTCCTGAATCTTATAAAGACAAAGAATTTATTGTCGAAGGAGTGGGGTCAGCAATTAAACTTGTTGATTTTAATTCACTGGTTGCACCTGAAAGATTTTCTACAGTTTTTGATGAAAGATTTGATAGTGACACATTTGATCAATATGCGTTTGATCAATCTATTAACCTTCCGTTAATTCCTGAATATATTACTATTAATAAATCATCTCAAGACAAAAATCCATGGAGCCGATATAATAGATGGTTCCACGAAGATGTTATTAAGTTAAGTGCAGAACTTAACGGAATTCCTGTAGAGTTACCTTTTGCAAACAGAGCAAAACGACCAATTGTTGAGTTTGAAGCAGATATACAACTTAATAATTTTGGATCATTTGCTAAGAAGAATGTTCAATTCATAGATACCGTTACAAATGATGTTTTTTCTACAGTAGAAGGAGCAGTTGGATTCTATATTGATGGAGAAGAAATCGGTCAAGGTGACCGAGTTATCTTTACCGCAGATCGTGATAGTTTTGTTAATAACAAAACTTATATTGTTAATTTTGTTAAAATTGGGGAAAAATTTAGAATTAGTCTCGACGAAGAAGATGATGTATTACCTCAATTAGGTGACTCTGTTGTCATCTCAAAAGGAAATATTAAACGTGGAGAAAACTGGTGGTTTAACGGATCTTCGTGGGTGTCTAGCCAACAAAAGACTGCTTTGAATCAAGCGCCTCGATTTGAAATTTTTGATAATGATGCGACTGCTTACAGCTCGAGCAAATATAAAGAAATATTTTTAGGATCTAAAATTTTTGGATATAGTATAGGGGACGGAAACAATGATCCTGTATTAGGGTTTCCTCTAAAATATAAAAATATTTCTAATCAAGCATACTATCTGTTTGAAAACTATTTTATGAATGACGTTAATTTTGTAGTTGACGGAAACAATTCGTATTCAGTTCCTGTATCTAACGGATTTATTAGAAAAAATTTAAAAAGAGGATCGTCACAATTTTTAAATGTTTGGACACCTGCCGAAAATTATCAAATTCCTATTATTCAATATCAGATTGTTGAATCGACATTAAGTCAATTAGAAATAACGTCAGTTGAAAATGCAGGATATCAACAACTTACAGTTGACGTTTTTGTTAACGATAATAAAAAAACGCTCAATAAAGAATATACATTATATCCTTCAGGTAGACGATATTTTGTAGTTTTTAAACAGCAGTTATCGAGCGGCGATCGAGTTCTTTTAAAAATTAAAACTACCGGAACACCTAGCGATAAAGGGTTCTATGAAACATCACTTGGATTTACAAACAATCCATTTAACGGCCCGATATCTCAATTTACACTATCTGAATTGTCTGATCACGTTAAGACTATGGCCGATAGCCATCCTAACTTTATTGGAAACTTTCCAGGTACAAATAATATTAGAGATATCGACGGATTATCAAAATACGGTAAGAGATTAATTTCGAATAAAAATCCTCTTTCGTTTGCAGCATATTTTATTGCTAATGACAAATACAATTTGTTAACTGCAATTAAATCTGTTGCCCAACATTACAATCAATTTAAATTAGGCTTAATTGACCAGATTACTAAATTTAAAGGAACATATACTCCGCAAAAATCTTTAGACATTGCGTTGTATAATATGAATGTTAACAAGGAAGAATCTTTCCCTTATTCTCTAAGTGACATGGTTCCATACGGTACAGATGTTGTTACTCGAACGTTTCCAGTAACTGATAGTAGAAATAAAAATTATTCTTTAACTTCTACCTTTAATATTAATCAACTATCTCTTAGAGCCGTTATTGTATATAGGACTGACATAAACGGAACTGTTTCTCAATTATTACATGAATCTGAATACGAATTTGATTCAATTGACTCTTCTGTCAATATTAAAATTGATTTAGAAAAAGGTGATTCAATAACGATCAGTGATTACACCAGCACCGAAGGGTGTTTCATTCCTCCTACCCCTACTAAATTAGGGTTATATCCAAAATTTGAACCAAAAATTTATATCGATGATACTTACTCGGGCGAACCACAAAAAGTAATACAAGGCCATGACGGGAGTATTACGGTAGCGTTTAACGACTATCGAGATGATATTATTCTTGAATTTGAGCGTAGAATTTTTAATAATATTAAAATAAATTATAATCCTGAATTACTTAATATGCAAGATGTTCTTCCTGGAGCTTTTAGGAAAAACAAATTCACATTAAAAGAAGTAAATGATATTTTATCTAGAGAATTTTTAAAGTGGGATAGTTTTTACGGATTTAATTATTCTAATAACACTACTACTTCTGAAAATAGAAAAACATGGAATTATAGATCAGGTAAAGATTTAGTTACTAGATTACCATTACCTGGTAACTGGAGAGGAATTTACAAATTCTTCTTTGATACTGACCGCCCTCATACCCATCCTTGGGAGATGCTAGGATTTACAATTATGCCAGAGTGGTGGGTTGATACTTATGGCCCTGCTCCGTATACTCGAGGTAATACAATCCTTTGGGAAGATCTTGAAAAAGGATATATAAGAGATCCTAACAATCCTGCCGTAAATTCAAAATATATTAGAACAGGTCTTTCTAAGATACTTCCAGTTGATGACAACGGAGTTTTATTAGATCCCGCAGCAGCAAATATTGCTACTGGGATCGATTATCTAAAAACAAACGAAAATTGGAAATTTGGAGACAACGGCCCTGTTGAATCTGCATGGAGGAAAAGTTCTCTTTATCCGTTTGCAGTGCAACTATTAATGGCACTGACTAATCCTGCAACATATTCTAGTTTGTTATTTGACACAAGTAGGATATCTAAAAATCTTGCAGGACAATATGGTTACGGAGAAAATAAAGAATTTCTTAACTTTGATGTTTTAAAATTATTTCAAGACATTGAAGATGATCAAACTATATTGTCTGCGGGATACAGTGTGTTTCTTATTGAAACAGGTAATCAAAAAAATAAACAATATTTGCAAGAACTAAAGAAAGAAATTAAATTTCTTTCAATGAAACTGTCACACAAACTTGGCGGGTTTGTTAACAAGTCTAAATTTAATATCATTATTGATAGTGTAAGTCCTAACAGTTCTAACTCGGGTGTATCTTTAGTAGATGAGGATCATGAAGTCTTTCTTGATAAGAGCAGCCCAGTTAAGAGTTTAGGTGTTAGCGGGATTATTGTTGAACGCACTGACAGAGGATATTCGGTTAGGGGTTATGACACTAAGTATCCGTATTTTACTTGTCTGATGCCCGAATTTACAGCCACTGACCCAGCAATGACAATTGGAGGTAAAGACGAGGCCTACGTAGATTGGGCTTCATCTAATGTTAATCCTATAACCGGACTTGACACAACTTCCGTAAGCACTAACTCTGGATATAGGTATTATAAACAAGGTCAGATTGTTAGATATTTAGGAAGATTTTATAGAACAAAAGTTGGACATAATTCAGGATCAACATTTGATATTTCTAAATTTCAATTATTACCAAGCCTTCCTATTATAGGAGGAACCTCAGTAAGACTGCCTTCAAAATTTAGTAAAAAAATAGTTCAAGTTCCTTACGGAACAGAATATTCTAATGTAGAAGATATTCATGCTTTAATATTAGGCTATGAAAAGTGGTTACAAACTCACGGATTTACGTTTGATGAATATAACAAAGACTTAACAGAAATATTAAATTGGACTTTTTCCTCCAAAGAAATGCTTTATTGGACCACTCAGAAATGGGCTGTTGGCGCAGTTATTACACTAAGTCCTTTTGCAAATTCTTTAAAATTTAAAGATACTTCGGCTGTTGCAGATAGTTTAACAAATATTTTTTATGATTACAGTGTATTAAAAGCTGACGGAACTGTGTTATCTAGTAAAAATATTTCTACATCGAGAGATGAAAGCATCTTCACTATTAAAACTGTGAATACAACTGACGGAATTTATTTTGTTAGAATAAATTTAATTCAGAAAGAACACACACTTATTCTAAATAATTCTTCCTTGTTTAACGATGTCATATATGATCCTCAAACAGGCTACAGACAACGAAGAATCAAATTACTAGGATTTATTACAGCAGGATGGAACGGTGATATATTCAGTCCGGGATTTTTATACGACGAAGCTCAAATTTCTAATTGGGAAAAATATACAGACTATCCAATCGGCACCGTTGTATTTTATGCAGGTAATTATTACTCTGCAATCTTAAAAGTATTAGGGTCTGAAGAATTTAATTTCAATCAATGGACTGTGTTGGGTAAAAAACCTGTAGCAGAGCTGTTGCCTAACTTTGATTATAAAATTAATCAATTTGAAGATTTCTATAGTTTAGATATTGATAATTTTGATTCTAATCAACAACAATTAGCACAGCATCTCATCGGATATAGTCCAAGAAATTATTTAACTAATATTTTTACAAACTCCGTTAGTCAATATAAATTTTATCAAGGTTATATTAAAGAAAAGGGAACTAAAAATACTATCAATAAATTGGCAAAAGCTAGTGTTATCTCTCAGGGAGGATTTATTGATTATTATGAAGATTGGGCTTTTAGAGTTGGAGATTTCGGAGCTTTTGCCAATAACGAAACTTTAGAAATTACTCTAGATGAATTAAAATTTAAAGAAAATCCACAGATAGTTAATTTTGTTGACACAGAACCTGTAGTAGCTAGTGAATTCATTAGTTACCAAACTGATGATGAAATTGTTATTAAACCTAAGAATTATAATTCTCTGCCTTTTAAAACATCAAACAATGTTCTTACTGACAGTGTATCTATTTTGCCGTCAGCAGGTTATGTACGATTAGACGATGTTACCGCTACTGCATTTAATAGAGAAAGTTTATTAGACATTGCAAATAATAGGGCACTAAAAGAAGGTGACACTATTTGGATAGGTTTCACTCCTAACGGTGATTGGGATGTTGTTAGGTACACTCAAATGCCTACTCGAGTAGTTGATGCAAGTGTAGATGTTCCTGGAGAAAGTTTAACAATTACAACAGAATTTAAGCATAATTTACAATCAGGAGACATAATCAGTATCAGTCAATTTGATTCTCAGATTGATGGAGTATACAGAGTCAACGACATAATGTCTTTGAATTCGTTCACTGTATCTTCAGCTTTATCGTTTTTATCTACTCCTTTTAATCCACAAATAGGATTATTTTTTAAATTTGTTAGTGTTAGATTTAATGAATTTGATGATATAAGATCTTCAGAAGCGTTGGATAAATTTTCAAGAAATGAAAAAATCTGGGTAGACAATGACGGAAACAATAAATGGTCAGTATACCAAAAAGTTAAAAACTTTAATTCTTTTGAGTTTAAGTCTCCTTATGTAGCTTACACATTGGGAACTAATCAGCAATACGGTTTTAGTATTGCAGGGTCAGATGATGGTTCTAAATTTATAACTGCCTCTCCTAACTTTTATTTTGATAGTGGACTTTCCGATGATTATGGTAGAGTATATGTTTACAAAACACAAGGCAATTTAAAAACAGATATTTTATCTGCTGGATTTTTGAATCCGAATCCTTCTAAAATTGAAAAGTATTTCACTGGCGATAATAACTCATCTTTTGGTAAGTCAATTCAGTTTGACCAAGACAATGATTATATCTATATAGGTGCCCCTACTGCATCATATATTAAACAAACATTATCGTCTAATAAATTTAGCACCGTATCTGTAATTGGTACTACTTCGACTTATGAAAATCAAGGTTTGGTTAAGATTGTAAAATATGATTTTACTAATAACGAAGATGTATTTGAACTGGTATTTTCCAGTCCCCAACCAGAAACAGACAGCCATTTTGGACACAGTATCTATTTAGGCAACAGATCAACATCTTCAAAAGTTGTATTTGTATCTAGCCCAGAATCAAATGGTTCTTCAATAAATGAAGGGGCCGTATATCATAATATTGTCAACACAATTAGTACAACTTCTGCAATAATAGTTGCAAGTGCAGTATCTAATGCTAGATTACCTACAACTCTTGCACCGTTAACTGCTAATAGTAGATTTGGTCATGCAATATCGGGTAACTATACAGGTAGTCGTGTTGCAGTAGCAGCGCCGGGCTGGTCTACATCTACTGGTGCTGTGTATATCTACACATCGAACATCGGCGATAGTTATTCTAATATCCAACATATTTCTTCAGACAGTCCAGAATTGTATGGTCTTGCAGGCCCCGGCTCTGGTTTTGCTGAAAGTATTTGTATGGACAGAGACGGAGAGTATCTGTTTATTTCTGCTATCAGTGCCAGTGATAGTCCAACAAAATCTGGAAAAGTTTTTGTAATGAAATGGAGTGAAGATAGATTTAAATTAAATCACGTAATAGATAACCCTTATTCTAATTATGGATTTGATTTTGGTAATCTCATCAATATTTCACCCGACGGCAAAACTTTAGTAATTGGTAGTGCAAGATCTAGTCATAAACCATATGTGTCATTTGATACATATAGAAATCAAAATAACACACAAGAAAAATATGTTCTTGATGAATTAAGTGAACAGAGAGAATCTACTACGTTTGATTCTGGTACTACTCAATTTTATTCTGTAATTAAAAATTCTGGAGCAGCGTTTACATTTGTAAAAGAAAAAAATAAATTTGTATTCGGCGAGGAGTTGTTTAATCAACTTTCTACTCCAGGTCAACTTTACGGTAACAGTTCTTTTGTGTCTAATACAGGAGTTATTATCGGAGCTCCAGGCCTACCTCAGACTAATAATCAATTAGGGGCTTTATATTTTTATAACTCTACATCTGCATCTTTAAGTAGTTGGAAAGTTCTAAGAGAAGAAAGCGAACTTATTGATCTATCCTTTATTAAATCTATTAAAACTATTGATACAGATAAAGAAACAGTTGTTGATTATTTAGAAATTATTGATCCTATTAAAGGAAAAATTTCAGGTATTGCAGACCAAGAGTTAACTTTTAAATCATTGTTTGATCCTGCAATTTACTCTATAGGAGTTAATGGTGTAGCTGCTAATACAAACAATAACTGGTTAGACGAGCACGTAGGCGAACTATGGTGGGATTTAAGTTCTGTCAAGTATCTATGGTATGAACAAGGCGAATTAGAATTTAGAAGAAATAATTGGAACAATTTATTTCCTGGGTCTATGATTGATGTTTATGAGTGGGTAAGAACATCTCTACTTCCAAGCCAATGGAGTGCTATTGCTGATACAAATGAGGGGTTATCTGAAGGTATCAGCGGACAACCTAAGTTCTCAGATAACTCGGTCATATCTATTAAACAAGTATGGGATCCTATTTCAAATTCATTTAGTAATGTTTATTATTACTGGGTAAAAAATAAGGTAACAGTTCCTCTAGGTACTTCAAGACGACTAAGTGCATATGATGTTGCTTCAACTATTGCAGATCCTAAATCTAAAGGTTTAAAATTTGTATCAATAATTGCAAATAATGCAGTTATGTTAACTAACATGGATAGTTCTATCTATGGAAAAAATATAAATCTTTCTGTAGATATAGACTTAACAGGCAAGGAAACTAATGCTCACACTGAATGGCTATTACTTCAAGACGGAAATGCTGCTAGTGTTCCTACTACACTACTAATTAGAAAGTTAATAGATAGTTTATTAGGAACTGATGCTACAGGAAATCCTGTACCAGATATTTTATTATCTGATAGACAAAAATATGGTGTAGGATTTAGACCTCGACAAAGTATTTTCAAAGATAGAATATCGGCGTTAAGAACTTTTGTTGAATATTCTAATTCTATCTTAGAAAAAAATAATATTGTTGACAGTGTAAGTTTAGATAAGTTTTTATCTAAAGATGAAATACCAAATTCATTTTTAGGAACATACGATGTTGTTGTTGAAGATATAATTGAAAGAGATTTTTCTATTGTAACAAGAAATCTTAAAAAAGCACAGCTAACATGTGAAGTACAACACGGAAGAATAATTTCTGTAAGAATTGTTAATCCGGGCTTTGGGTTCGGAACATTAAACAAAAAATTATCTATATCTAATCAAGAATCTAATACGTTTGTAGGCCCTACGGTTTATATCGATGGTGACGGTACTGACGCTATAATTCAAACTGAAGTCAACATTGTAGGAGAAATTGTTAACGCAAATATAGTAAATTCTGGTAAGAATTATACTTTTACTCCTACATTAACTGTTAGACCCTTTAGTGTAGTTGTAAGAACTGATGAAACAGTTAACGGTAAATGGAGCAGATATGAATGGGATTACGAAAATAAGAGTTTCCTAAGAAAATACACACAATCATTTGACACAACAAATTTTTGGAAGTATATTGATTGGATAGATGACACTTACAATCCTTCTCAAGATATCATTGCAACAATAGATGCCCCTTATCAACTTCCTGCATTAGATTCTATTCCTGGAGGAAATTACATTAAAGTCAGGAACGGTGGTGACGGAAGATATATTATTTTAAGAAGACGATTTGAAAATTCTGGAGTAGGATCGTTTAATGACAAGTACGATTTAATATATCAGGAAAACGGAACTATTAAAATAGATAATTCAATTTGGAATTATACAGAATCAGTATATGGATGGGATCAAGTGTCAGGATGGGATCAAACGTCATTCGATCAAAATCCTGCTAAAGAAACTGAAAATATAATCTATGGAATTTTTGAAGATGTGTTTGTCGGACAGTTAAAAGTTTACTATAACAAACTTTTCTTTAAACTTGTAAAATATGCAATGTCTGAACAAAAATCTTTAGATTGGGCATTTAAAACTTCTTTTATTAATGTTTACAATTATGCAGGTGAGTTAGATCAGCGTCCTGTTTATAAATTAAACAACGAATCTTATTATCAAGATTATATTAATGAGACTAAACCGTATCATACTAAAATTAGGAATTTTACAAATAGTTACACCGCTACTGATGTGTCAAACACTGTTATAACTGACTTTGATTTACCGTCAGTATACAGTTCGAGCCAAGGAAGATTTATTCCTGTTTCGTTTAACAGGCCTGAACTTAATAGAAATCCTTGGAAATCCTGGCTCCGTAATTATACCTACCGTGTGGAATCTATTGATGTATACAGCGGTGGGTCTGGTTATGAAATACCTCCTATTGTTGAGATTGTACCTCAACCGGGAGATACTACAGGAAGCGGCGCCAAAGCAATTGCTTATATTGCACTTGGAAAAATTTCTAAGATTGTTGTAACTAATCCAGGAGCTGGATATACTGCTACTCCTATTGTTAATTTAATCGGAGGCGGCCCGACAAATTTAATTGCAGCTCGTGTTTACCCTAGATTGGCTAATGATGTTGTCCGATCAAACAAAGTTGTAATGAAGTTTGATAGAGTATCGGGCTACAATGAAGTTACCTCTGCATTAGCACATGATTCTTATATTGCTACAGGATCTAGTAGAGAATTTGATTTAACATGGGCACCTAACCCAGATAAAAATAATGTTACAGTTAAGGTTAACGGTATTCGTGTATTATCAGGCGATTATAACCTTATCAAATATTCTAAGAAAGTTAATGGGTATTCTAAATTATTTGGTAAACTTCAGTTAAAAGAAATACCAAAAAAATTATCAAGCATATCGATAGAGTATAAAAAAGATCATTCTTTGTATCATGCAGTTGATAGAATTAGAGATTACTATTCTCCTATTTCGGGTATGCCTGGTAATACAGCTACTATGTTAATGTATGGATTAGAATATCCAGGAGTAACAATCGATACCTTGCCTTTTGAAGTGTCAAAGGGTTGGGATTCAACTCCGTTTGGTGAAAGTAATTGGGATGATTTTGTTCCAGAATTAGGATCCTACGAAACAAAAGGTCCTCGAATTTCTACTGTAGTTTCTGCAAACACAACAAATAATGCAGGTACTATTTTATACTTCGATATTCCTGATAATAAAAACGTCATTGATTTAAAAGTTAATTCCACAGTAACAATTGCAACAGTTATCTATACTGTTACATCGTCTACTGCAATGCCTTTTAACATTGAAAACCAAACAGCATCTCGATGGAAAGTAACACTTAATACTCCAGTTTTTGTAGCAACAGGAACTTCGCTGTCGTTTGTTAATCCGAACCCGTTGGTGTATTCGTTGCCGTTTGTGCCAGCACAAAATGTTAACTACAACACCTATGTAAAGACAGCAGGGTCAGATAAGTTTGTAAGAGTAGACACTATCCCATTTACAGGAACTGGATTTTTAAGTACTATTTCAGTTGCTCAAATTTATAACATTGAAGATAGGATTTTGTTCCGATCTGAAGATAGTGACGGCTCTTTACCAATAGTAGATTTAGATTTAGATACATATATATCTGGAGGTTATTTAGAATTAGTTAACGATGAATGGGTACCTTCTAGATCAGAAGATTTAGAAGATATTAATATTGACGGCGACAAATTAATTAGTACAACTAACAGTTACGGCCCAGAAGAGAATCTTCCAGGCAAAGTATCTGACAGTTTAGGAATTAACGTTTATACATATCCTAAGTCCGGCGCTGCTTTGATGATCAATAAAAAGTATTTCAAAGATGCGTTCACTAATAGATATCCAATTGGATTTACTCCACCTAACAATCAGTCTGTAGAAGTTCTACTTAACAACGATCTGTTGATCTATGGAACAGATTATACAATTGATTATCTTACTAATGAAATAGTATTTTTAGACGATCCGTATGCAGGTATTCGTGGACCGTATTTTAGTCCTAATAATGCGTTGCCTCGTAGACAAGGAAATGTAATTGCTAGCCAGGCTGGTGATGACACCTTTACAGGGCCTTACCCATTGGGCTTTAGTTGGAACATGTTTGGAACATTGTATGATCAAGTATATGTAGGAACTAACGGTTACTTAACATTCGGTGATGGTTCAAGTGATTGGACTCCGTTATTATTGGGTTACCTAACCAATCCTGCAATATATATTGAGTATTGCGACCTATGGCAAGACTATGGAATTAATTCGGCTACCGGATTAAGAGATATTCCTCTTTCTACTGGCGAAACTCCTGGTCTATTCTTAAGTAACGGTGAAATTGGTAATTTTGTGTACTGGCGTCTAAGGTTCCAAGGTTCTCATTATAATCAAAGAACTTCAGCTACAACAGTACCGGCTTATCAATTTGAAGTCACGTTATACAGTGACGGAACAAATCAGTACATTGAAATGATTTATGAAAATGCTTGGAGAGGTTCAAACTTTAACGGCGACCAAGGATTCATTACTGGAGTTGCATTAGGTCGTTCTGGTAGTGTTCCCGGAGCTGGTATTTTAGTAGATGATGCTAATATTCAAAATAATACTAGTCACGTATTTTATAGCACCAGTAATGGCGGTAACTGGCAGTATGCAGGCCAGGGTAGTTTTGATCCATTTAAAAATCAAAACCCGGATCCGGAATTGTTATCTATCACAACTATGAGTGTTGGCGGTAAAAACTTCTTAGAAAAAGCATCTGTACCGATTACCTATATTAGCGGCCAGAAAGTTTTTGATTTTGCTTCTAATTATACAGATGTTAATAGTGCCTACGTAACTGTTAACGGCATAAAGAGAAGTGACTATGTTTTATCTGGCTCGTTAAAATCAGGAACATCTGGCAGAGTTAAAATAACGTTTGCTAGTAATTTAAATATTGGAGACTTGTTACAAGTTTGGTTCTTTGCCAGTGATGCTAAAGCATTTAGTGAAGTGCAAGAGCAAATTATTTCTGCAACTACAGGAACTACTTCTTTTGCACTAACTTATCCACCGGGAAATATAGAACCGTTCCATAGTCAACTAGTTGTTGAAAGAAACGGAGTTAGATTAAGTCCGCCTGATACCGTTTATTATTCCGCTGCAAACGGAGTAAGAAGTTTCTCGTTAGATCAACACATTGATTATCCTCAAGGATTGCCTGACAGAGTAGTGCTCGAAGTCTATGTTAATGGAGTACGACAGTCATTTAGTCAAGAAATCAAATTAAATCAAGATAATAATTCAGTTGATTTTTCTGAAGGAAGATTGACTAACAATGATGTTGTTGCAATTACTATTCTTAGAGATCATGATTACTATGTAGTTAACAATCGTTTGGTGTTGACAAATAGAGTTGATGTTTCATCCTCAAGCGTTATTAAAGTTACTACATTTAGCAACCATGATAACAGTTTATTTAGAAGAGAAAGATACAAAGGCAACTATGCTGGTATTTTTAAATTAAGTAGAACTGTGGTAAGCAGTGAATATGTTTGGGTAGAAATTAATGGCCTTCCTATTACTAGAGAAGCTGATTTTAGAATCGAAAGCGACAACAGAACTGTAATACTTAATGAAAGATTTAAACTGCGTGACACTGACACAGTAGTCATCATGAGCGTTGTTGACCAAACAAGTGAAAAATTAATTGGTTATCGAATCTTCCAAGACAACTTAGGAAGAACTCATTATAAACGTATTAGCCAGCAAAATTCTACTCAATTAGCAGCAGATTTATTGTCAACTGATACATCAATTACTGTTGAAGATTCGAGTGTTCTTACTCCTCCGAACCACGATAAAAATCGCCCAGGCGTTATTTTGATTGACGGTGAAAGGATTGAATTCTTTAAACTTGAAGGAAATAAATTAAGTTGGTTACGTAGGGGAACACTCGGAACTGGAGTTAAAATTTTACACAAAGAAAGTTCTATTGTGTTAGATCAAGGTCCGTCACAAAATATTCCTTTAGTTGAATATAAACGTGTTGATAAATTTTCTATTAACAGTACTACTAATACTACGTTTACATTAACAAACGTAGTGTTTACTGGATCTATAGTTAATGCCTATAACCATGTTGAAGTTGTTTACCAAGGTCGAACATTGAGAAAACCTATCTCTGATACGTTTACATCAATGTTTAACAACGGAGTTAAAACACTAAAAAATACAACATCGTCTTATAAAATTACTGATGTTAGTATTGGTTACGATTCTGGAGATGTTAATTCTGCAGGCACATCTAGCATAGTAACTTTAAATCCAGAGTTTAGTATTAACACAGCAACAAGTATGGTTGTTATTAATTTCCAACCACAAGTTGGTGCAGAACTTAAAGTAATTCAATCGATATCGCAAGAAATTGGATTTGAATACAGTGATGTACACACTAGAAATATTGAACAGGTTAAATTCTTGTTAGAATGTCCATCTTTCCTACCAGATAAATATTACTATGGTCAGAATACAACTACAGATCAGTATCTAGTATTAGAGTCTGGAGATACGTTAGACAGCGAAACAGGAGATCCTTTAATAGGTTCATAATATGGCAAGAATTTCACAACTTACAACATTAACTAGTGCGACGGATGACACTATTTTTCCGGTGCTATCTAGCGGAACAAATTACGCCTTTACGTTTGGAAACTTTAAAACACAACTTCAAACCGCAGCTCAAGGGTCAACTGGTGCAACTGGTCTAACTGGTGCAACTGGTCCTACTGGTGCAACTGGTGTTGGTGCAACTGGTCCACAAGGGAATATTGGCGCAACCGGTCAAAGTGGATTAAACGGAGTGGATGGCCCGCAAGGATCAACTGGATCAACAGGTCCAATTGGCGCAACAGGCTTTAACGGTGCAACTGGTCTACCAGGCGCAACTGGCGCAGGTGCAACCGGACCAACAGGCGCTACAGGCCCAACAGGCGCAACTGGAGAACCTGGTTCAACAGGATTTGGTGCAACTGGATTAGGATTTCCTCCTTTATATTCGCAAAGTTTAATTACTGTCGGTCTTTCGACAGTTACATTTGTTACTAATGTATCATCGAGTACTGTGGCATACACCGTAAGTTCTCGAGTAAGAGCAACTGCAAGTTCTAGCTCGGGTCTTACTTCATTGATTGACGGATTAATTGAAAGTTTTACAGGGAATCAACTTAGAATAAGACCATTATTAATTGGTAATACTGGAACTTATAATGATTGGATTATTACATTAGTTGGTTCTCAAGGTACAATCGGCACTACTGGAGCAACCGGTCCCCAAGGAGAGATTGGAGCACAAGGTTATCAAGGTTCTACAGGTGCAACTGGTACGTTAGGATCTACTGGTGCTACCGGACCAAAAGGAGATGCAGGCGATCCGGGCGGTGCAACTGGTCCAATAGGCAGCACAGGTGCTACAGGTGCTACTGGTATTCAGGGAGTAAACGGATCTACTGGTGCAACTGGCCTTAGAGGCGGAACTGGTGCAACTGGCCCTCAAGGTTCAACCGGTCCAGCTGGAAGTTTTGGCGGCCTAACTGTTAATTATAGATTTAGTACAGCAGTAACAGACGACGATCCGGGTAACGGTCGAGTTAAATTTAATGATCAAACATTGCCTGACGCTACTTCATTATACGTAGATGATCGAGATATCAACGGTGTCGACCTTCAAAGTTTTTTAAGAACTATCGACGATAGTACTAGTCCATTAAAGGGACATTTTAGAATTGGCGTCGCCAATGTTCCTAGCACGTTTGCAATTTTTACAATTACCGCCATTACTGAAGAAGATGGATATTTTAAAATAGATTGTGCCCATGTTGACGGCGTATTTAGATTTGACGATCAAGCTGAACTTATTTTAACATTTGCAAGAACTGGTGATATTGGACCTACTGGATCTACTGGACCACAAGGTGCAACTGGTCCTGGTTTTGCAGGGCTAATATCAACTAGTACAGTTGAAATTGGAACATCTACTGTAACATTTGTTACAAATAAATCTGCGGTATCTGAATCTGCATTTATGGGCGGTAATTATGTGTATGCCTATGCAGGATCTAGTGCAACAATTTACGGTCAAATTGTAAGTTTTGCAGGAAAAAATCTTACACTTAACCCAATCACAACAGAAGGCACTGGCACCTATAGTTCTTGGTTATTTGACTTAACAGGTGAATTAGGTCCCACTGGACCTACAGGTGCAACAGGACCCGAAGGAGCAACTGGAGCAATTGGACTAACTGGTGCAACTGGTGCCAGCGGTCCTGAAGGTGCAACAGGACCACAAGGCGATCCAGGAGGTGCTACTGGCCCGACCGGCGCCACTGGTGCCGAAGGTGCTACTGGCCCTGTTGGCGCAACTGGCGCAATTGGTCCAACCGGCGCAACTGGAATTTTTGCAGGCATAACATGGTCGTTAGCAAGTAACGGAACCATTGCCTATACATTTACTGGCCCGGGTATTGTTACAGGCAACACAGATGATCCTATATTATATCTTTATAAAGGATTTACCTATAATTTTATTAACACTACAGGAGCAAGTCATCCGTTTTTAATTAGGGTTAGTAACGGCGGTGCCGCATATACATCTGGGATTTCTGGAAGTGCTACAGGAACTACAACATTTACAGTTCCTATGAATGCTCCTTCGACATTGTATTATCAATGTTCTATTCATTCAGCAATGGGAAATACAATTAACATAGTATAAAATAATAATGGATAAGTACAATCATGCATGAAGAAAATAAAACACCAATTGATGATATTCCTAAAATTCAGGATTCTGCTCCTAATGAAACAGGGGGAGTCAGTCTGCAAGGTCATATTAAAATTTATGATCCAAAAACTAATGAAGTTTTTGTTAATAAAAGAAACGCAATTCACTATGAAAACTTTAGTCTTGCATTGACTAACAGTATTGGCAATCAGGGCTATGGATTTGTAAGTAAAATGTCTTTTGGTAATGGTGGCAGTCGTGTTGATCCTACCGGTATTATTACCTATTTAACTCCAAACTCTATTGGGCAAAATGCTGCTTTGTACAATAAAACCTATGAAAAAATTGTTGATGCTGCTAATTCTTCCAATTTAGATCCCACAAGAAATTACATGGAATCGAGACACTTAACTGGGGCTACCTATAGCGATCTATTAGTAAGTTGTCTATTAGATTTTGGAGAACCTAACGGACAACTTGCCTTTGATAATAGTTCTAATCTTGACGGACAATACGTATTTGATGAACTTGGACTAGTTGGCTACGATGCAACCGGAAACGAATTATTGCTTACTCATGTTGTTTTTCACCCAGTGCAGAAAAGTTTGAATCGTATGATTCAAATTGATTACACAGTTAGAATTCAAAGCATCAGCGGGGTAGGAGCATAACATGGCATTTACTGTTTATTTCACTGACCCTACTAAGTTTAGTAGTGCAATTGTAGTAGATGACGGCCTACCAGGAAATCCTGGTAACAATTACTCTACTAGTTTAACACTTATTGGTAAAAATGCATCAGGATATGCATACGATATTGCATCAAATTTCCTACATCTTTTAGAAAATCATTCT